CCTGCAAGCATTTCCCTAATGTTAGTGGCTTTAGAGAGAGGTTCTGTAACTAAACTCCACGCATATTTACGTAAATAATGATAAATGGTAAATACTTTATTTTTTTGCATGATTAAAACCTATCTAATTTAAAAGATTAGGTTTTATAAGGAGTTATAAAGGTATTTCTGCCTCTAAAGGTAAGTAATTACCAGTGCTAGCTACCTCAACTAATACTTTAATGTTTAGTGCAACACCTCTTTTACTTACCTCACCTATTACTATACCATTAAAGCGACTATCTTCACTAAAAGCTTTTTGCAATTCATTCATAATAGCATTAGTATCTATTTCCGATGACGGTGTACCAGCTTCTACACCTACTCCAAAACTTGGATTTTGAAGTAAAGAACCTGCTTTAGTTCTTAGAATCATCATAGCAGCTTGGATGATATTAGTTAAACCTTGAGCAAGTTTAATATCACCATCCGAGCTAAAGACCAAGTCTCCATTTTTATCTAGTAAAAAATCAGTTTTAGCAATTTTAAATAACCCATTTAAATCATCAATACCAGCACCTATTTTAATTCTGCCATCTATTGTTACAGGATTTGACGATGGAATAGCTATCAATTTCAATGAATTAACTGTGTTTGGTAAAAATGTGTGCAATCTGGCATTTTCTGAAACTTTATAACCTGCTAAGGTTTGATTTTTTACAGGTTCAAATGTAACGATAGTTTCCACACTTGAAACTATATCAATAGACCGAATTTTTCTTTTAACAGGAGGTAAAGTATCAGAAAGTATTTCTACAACCTGACCAATGTATAATTGATTTGCACCATAAGTTTTTTGGCCAACCATATCATCGCTTACTATGTAAGTAGTAGGGATTGTTATAGAATCCCCTGACGCTGGTGCAAGTAGTGGTAAGTAAAAACCTTCTTCATCCACATATGGAGCTTGTAATCCGTTTAGCGCAGCAATCTCAATCCACCTATTAGCGTCTCCCAGATATTGTAACGCTAATGCCTCTAAAGAAGAGCCATAAGGAAATGGTACATAAAACTTAGAAGTATTAAGACCAAAATTTAAACCATTAGATATTGCAAAATCCCGATAAAAAGTATAATAATCATCGGTTCTAACATTAGACGAATTTTCTAGTGCGGCAATTAAATTATCAATAGAAATTAAAATAGAATTTAACTGGTCTAGTATTGCTATATCTTGAGTTGAAAGTTGTTTGTAGGTTTTCTTTGGCTTTGGTCTTCCACTTACTCTAGAAAATGACTCACTACCACCACCTAAACTTTCTGATACAGAAATAATAAACTCTTCGATTTGTTTTCGTCTTTGCCTTAAATCATCGGGCGTTAATTGTCTTACCCTTTCTATTTCTTGGTTAATAAGTTCTTGTACATTTTCATTTAAATCTAAACTTTCAATACTTGCACCTTCATCATCATCAAAAATTTCTGGGTATAATGCAGGATTATTTACTATATTTGTAATTGGATTTGTTTGCCCATTATTTAAATTATCATTTGGTGTGCCACCACTAACACTAGATGCACCGCTAGCATAATCATTTAAAGCAGATTCAGTTGTACCACCATCAGTGCCAAAAACAAAAATAAGAGCTGCTTTTGTAATAGCTTGTAAAAGTTTAAAATACCTAGAATTATCGGCTAATTCTTGAGCTATTTTTTCTTTCCAAGCAGATTGTAAACCTTTCATTAAAGATGAACTATTTTCCCAATCAGTAGTAGACATAAATTCTAGCATAGTAAAAGAAAGATTTACTATATCTTTACCGTATAAAATTAACTCTCTTAATGGATTGATAAATGAAGTTTCTATATCAGAACGAATACCTTGTAATACTCCATAAGACTGAGCTAAAATCTTACGAGCATTTCTCAACTGATTAACTGCGTTTTGTATTTTATTTACATTATCAATAGTAGAAAGTGCAGTTGGTTTTTTAGTTGCAAGCTGAACTGGTACAGGTCTTCTTTCCCATGCAGTTAAAGTAATATTATAGAAATACTCTAATGAACCTGCTTGTTTTCTAAAATTAAAATTATTCAAAGTAACGTTGTAATACATCTTATCTTTATGCACTTGAAATACTAACTTATAATCTTTTGCTTCAGGTTGTTTTTTAAGAGCTAGATAAGCATCAAAAAATCTAGCTAAATTATGCATAAAGACATAACCTGAATTGGGATTATAGTCTTTATATTTATTTGGAGATACAGTCATTAAATTTGTATATTTTGGGCTTGTACCTTGAGTAAAAGCATTGTTTATTTGTGTTGTTTGTCTTTCGATATTCTTTAGCTGTTGAATAGTATTACTAAAAGCATATTCTAGTACAGTCTGTAATAAATTTGGTGTTTGTTTAGGAGTATCTGTTGGAGCAAGAGCTGGCATTATACCAGTTGTACCGCTAATACTAATTTGTCTAAGCGGTGAACTATTATGTTCTTCAATTATACCTTTCATTGTGGTACTAACCGCTATCGCAGTTGGTACATTAAACACTACTGATTGAGGATTGATTGGGAAAGTTATTGAACTAATAATTCTATCATTTCCATCAACAATTAAAAATTCATATGGGTAACTATATCGTAAATCTTCGTCATTTAATTCCGCCCACCTAAAAAAACTATCATTGATGTATAAAGTAGAAAAACTAATACCTCCTAATTTATCATTTTTAGCTGGACTAATAGAAGTCTTATACCAATCACGAATAACAAGTTGATTATTTGGAGTATTATTAGTTTTTTTGGTAAAAGGATTTAATTCTTGGATTTTTGCACCAATGGTATCTTTTGCTTTATTTAATTTATCATCTAAAAAGCCCATTAGCTAGCTACCCCCGAACCTGTACCTGTGCCAAAAATTCCACACACTTGCGACGATGAAGGAATACAAATACCATTTATAATTACCGAACCACTACTTCGAGTGTGAATAGTTTGTTGATAAGCTAGGGCAATAGATTGAACAAAATCCCCCCAAGCCCCACCTTTTAGATTAGGGCTATTCGCAGTAATAGCATCTTTAACGGCATTTGCATCAATTCCAGAAAATCCACCATAAGCAATACCCCCTGCACCTGCATAAACTGTAGTGTGGTTTGATGATAATGTCCAACACACCTTAAAATGCTCAGAAATTGCCTCTGCAATACCTTGCGCAAATCCTTTTAAAACTTGACCACTCAAATTTTGGGGAGTTGGTGGGTATGGGTCATGTACAGTTTTACCATATTTTGCTAAAACTGATGCTCTAATCCTAGTATAAATTTGTTCTATAAAAAAATCCTTATCTATTATGATACCTACTCCAGTACCAACTGCTGGTACTGGTGGCATAGCAGTAGAACCTACATCATTTGTAGTAAAGTTAATAGATGTGGTTGCCTTTGCTATACCTTGAGCAATAGACTTACACATCTCTTTAAAATAAGATGGGTTGGGTGAATTAAGTGGAGAGTGAGTAGTTACTCGCTCTATATTTTCTGCCACTTTTTTTGTCATCATTTCTACTAATACACTTTCAATTATTGGCATAATTACATATCACCAAAAACTGTTTTTGAGGCTTGTACTGGCACCCCTGTTATTAAGTCTATAACCCCCATGTGAGACATTTCGGTTGTAATACCACTACCTTCACCATTTAGATAAACCTTACTTGCTTTAATTTTGGCATTTTGACCAGCTTGTACATCTACATTGCCTGAAGCTTTCGCTTTTAATTCTTTACATTCAACTTGAGCTGACTCTTTTACATTTGCTTTTAAATTCTTACAAGTAACATTTACATCACCTTCAACTTGTAAGGTAACATTTCCTTTAACTTGAATAGTACAGTTACCTTCCACCGTTAATGAACTATCTTTTTTAACAACAGTCTTTGCAACATTTAACACGTTTACTTCTAAGTCATTGGTATTTAAAGAGATTTTTTTATCTTTTTTTGATAGCATTAAACATTCTGTGTTTGAATCATTTAACACTATCTGGTCAGTTTGAATTTGAAAAAAAGGTCCAAAATCAGATTTAGCCATATAATTAAAATTACTATCAATTGAAATTTCAAATTTATTATAACGCTTTTTCCATTCTTGTTGAGAATTTTTAATGGTTGGCATCTTACCTTTAAAATTACGAACCGCTCCTATAATGATACCATAAAGCAATACACCTTTTGGGAATACTACTAAAACTAAAGAATTAGGTAGAAGTAAGCTATGCTCATAGTTATCTGTACTACCATAACTATCAGCTAAGATACAATTATTAACTGGAATTTGAGCGTTACCTTCAAGCGATACCATTACAGCATACTCATATTGATATTTAGACTTATTTTGAGGATGGTCTGGTGGATAAACTGCTACTACCGTTCCTGTGTACACTGCTAGGTAGTTCATTTATTAAACCCCTCCTTATTTCTTTCGTAATCTGTCGCTCCAACTATATTTGGAGATTGGTTAATATATTCTGGAGTTTTTTGTAATGATGGGTATTGTGGTATATCATTTGGTGAAGTAAGACAACTAGCTAAAATACCATCAGTGCCAACTAAAATGGTACGAAATTCTTTAGTACCATTTTGAGTTAAAGTAGCTACGTGTTTTACACTTTGAATATGATAAACTACCCCACGAACTTCCATATTATCACCTTCACATATTGGTTCTACTATACCCCGACACTCTAATGTAATAGATGGTTTTAGATGACCATTAAATAAATGGTCTGCTTTAATTCTAGCAAAGTATGGGGTAAAAGTAATTTCTGGAGTAAAAGAATCAAAATCAGTTTCAAAAATTTGTTGTCTTAAACCGTTTCTCTTAACATCATTTTCATCTATGACGTAGTTTTTAGATGCAATTTGAACTAATCTTGCATTTTCTGCGCTATTTTTACCCTCATTATTGGGACCGAAAAAAATAGAGTTAATAGGATTTGAAAACACTTGTACAAAATTTACCCTTGCACCATCATTAGTAGTAATAGTAATAGTTTGTATCATAGATTCATCTATAACCCATCTTGGTAAATTATAATACATAGCACGACTTGCGAATTTTTTAGGTATTCTAACGGTAAATGTAGAGTTTTGAGATGCTTTTGCATCAGGTTGGTTTTGGTCTATCTTTTTATCACTTGATTGTAAATTTTTAGATTTTGACGAAACTCTAGGTAAATCAATTATGTCAATTTTACCGCCTAGTAATGCATTAAATAAACCAGTACTAAAAGGTTGTTCACGTACTACAATTGTAGGCTTAATCCGATTAAATTGGTCACATCTAAAACAAGTGTACATTTCATTTAGCATACTATTTAAATACTGCTGAAACATCTGCCAGATAGTAGTAGCTGTCCAAATTGGTGGCTTAAAAAATATACTACCCTTTAGTGGTATGCCAGTTTGCCAAATACTAAAATCTTTAGAAACCTTAGTAGAAATTGGAGAAAAATTTTCCCACTCATTTTCGCTTCTTTTATAATATCTTTGTAAACCTAAAATAGCATTGTATAGCTGATAAAGCGGAACTTGACTAGAAGCACTGCGAATATTTAAGATTTGAGCTAATAACTTTGGCACCATAATCGCATCATTAAAAGAACCGGGCAAATCTATACCTTTAATATCAGCTAAGTATTCCTTTTTATTTATTCCAAAAAGCCAAATCATTAGTAAATGTATCACTTCATTGGGTTGAGAACCATAAGCTAAATCTTTTTGGTCATTTTTACCCGTTAAATATAATAATACTTTTTGAGCTACAGAATCGTATTGAAGTCTGGGTAATTTAGAAAGAGCTGCGCTTGCAATAGCTAATCCCGTTTCTGTAGCTTTTTGTCCCTCTAAAGATGGTGGTATAAGAGATGATAACGCAAATGGTGTAAAATAAATTGTAGTAAATAATTCTGAAAAAGCATCACACCTAATTTGTTGAATTATAGTTCGTGTACCATTAAAAGCTACAGTATCCAAAGTAGAAACGGCAGTAACACGACCAACAAACTTTAAACCAGAGTGCCAATCATTAAATGTATGATGTCCATCGTGCAGTGGTTTAAATTGTCCTGTCTCACGAATTGTAAGTAACGTTTTTGTAATCTGTTCTATTATTTTAGGGTCATCATGTACCCAGACTAAACACCAATCACCGTTTGCTACTGCATTAGGATAATAAACATCGCCCGATTTTAGCATTAAATTACAAGACTTAACGACACTATGTTTATTATTTTCAATGTTAACTTGAATACAATCATCTTGTACAACTAGCAGTGGTTTGATTTTTAGTAAGCTACCTTTACGACTATAAGCAGAAGCAGGATTTTCGTACCTTATAAATGCAACTACCCATTGTGGTGATGTTTCGTGTAAACCACTGCCTATTTTTTCATTATAAGGTCTAACATTTGTTGTTACGATTGATTTTAACCCAGCCATTATTGACCTTTAGTTATACTACCAGAAGTTTTAGCGTTTTGTTGTTGTTTTATTGTATTAGCATAATCTAATACGTTTATATCCCCTACATCACCCATTATAGGTAATCTTAAACGCCGAGTTTCTTCTATTTTTTGCGTATTTAATTTTTCTTGTTTTGCTCTATCTTGTTGTTCTACATAACTTCTTAGTAATTCTTGTCCTGCATCTTTAATCGCTCTACTTAACATTTCTGGTAAATCTTTAATCATATTTAAAAGTACTGCATTTGTTTGAGCTGCGGTCTGTTCTTGCTGTACCATTAGTGAAGGAGATTTAAATTCTGGGGTGACTTCTTGAGGTAGTCTTGCTTGTTCTACAGCAGTTCTATCTACAGTACCGCCACCTGCTCTTAGTACACTAGACATTGCAGCAGCCACTGTAGGTTTTTTCTCTTGTCCTGTAATAAGTAACTCAGAAGTACTAGCCCCAAGTACTTTTTTCGTAACTTCTTCAGTTTCTTTTGGAACAATACCTTCCACTAATTTAAGTGAATAACCTGATAAGCCTTGATGCAGTTCACTTAATTCCTTATCAATTTCAGTTTCATTTTTACCGCCTGCTAATCGTAAGTTTGACATTATCACTGCTGTTTGACGACGAACTTCAGGTTTATCCATTCCTCTTTCAATCATCACTCGTGCAGTTAATGGGTCTAAACCCATAGAAATAAGTTTACTAAACATTGCTATATTAGAAAATGTACCTGAACCATACATTCTTTCTAATATATTAAATCCACGACTAATACCTTCTGCAACTTCTGATTTTACAACGGGAGTTAAAGCCGTAGGCTCAATACCACGCTGCCTTGCTACATCTGCTTGCGCTTGTGCTTGTAAAGTTGCAGCTTGAGCCGCTAAATCTAAAGGAATTTGACTAGCATCTGCACCATACCCTGCACTAATACTTGCAACCATGCCTGTTAAAGTGTTACGAGCTAAATAATCAGTTTGTCCTAATTGCGAAACCGTTGAAAATGCTTTAGCAAAAAATTGACCACCAAAAGCACCTAACCCAAAACGTATAGCTTGTTCAGATAAACGAGGGTCAATACCAACTAAATTCTGAGCCATTCTAGCATAAATCATCTCATTTGCGGTTAAAGTTCTTCCCTGAAACATAGCAGAAGCAAATGCAAATGGTCTAGTAGTTTGTTCACTTAATCCTCTTAACATTCCTGTTTGAACTTCACCTAAAACAGGTTCTAATCCTAGCATTTTAATTTGTAAATCACGCGCTTGAGCTATTTGCATTCCCTGATTTGCCGCATCTCTTAGATATTGAAACCTTGCTATATCACCTTGCTCATAGGCTGCAAGTAGTCTATCTCTAACATATCTTTCTGGGTCTTCACCTGCTAATATAGCCCATATAGTACCTAACCCTCTTCTAACTCCAAAACCTAAAGTTTCTAATAATCCTATAGGCTGATTAGCTATTGCTCTTTGTGCAGTACCAATACCTTGCGAACGAAATATTTGTCGTGTTAAATCTCCTTGTAAAGCTTCACGGGCAGCAATAGTTTCAACTCCAGCCATCTGAGCTTGGGCTTGTTGCATCGCTTCAGGCCCAAACTGTCCATACAAAAAAGCCCCTGTGCGATAAGCTCCATATAATGCCCCAGCCATCGGTAAATAGCGACCTAATGTCATTAAGGCAGATGGAGTTGCTCCTTGAGTAACAAAAACTTCTTTTAACGCTTGAACAAAGCCTTGTCTTTCTCTTTGAACTTCACCTGAAGGTGCAGCAGCTTCTGGAGCTTCTTTACTTTCAGCTATTTTTTTTAAAGAGTCAGCAATGTTATTTAATTTAGTAATCGTTTCTGATAAGGCGTTTGCTTGCGCTGCACTTGTACTTACTTGAGCAGCTGCTAATTGTTTTTGAGCAGGAGTAATGGTTGGGTCAGTTGCAGCACGACCTGCTTCAACCATTTTTTCCTTAATAGTTTGGAATTGTTGAGTAAGTGTTTCTACTTGTTTTTTTAAAGTATCAATTGCAGAAGTAGCTTGACCAGAGGTAAAGGTTTTAAGCAGTTGTTGCTCAGTTTGGCTTAATTGTACACCTAAAGATTGTAATGTTTTTTGGAAATCTTGTAAGTTTTTAGTGGTCTTAAATAATTGCTCTAATTCATTTGAGACATTAGAAAGAGACTTCGCACCTTGTTCACCTAAAACAGTGGTATCTTTTTGGAGTTCTTTTAAGACCTGTAAAATCTTTTCTTGGTCTCTAACATCAAAGCTAAAGACTATTTTATTTTCAGCCACTTTTTAACCTCTTTTTAGTGAACTATTCACCGTCTAAATTAAAAACATCTTCTTTTTCAAGAAAATCCTTATCTATAAGATTAGGAGAAGGGAGAGGGTTAAATTGGTTTTGGCTATTTTCTTTGTTATTGATTTTATTAGATTTTTCTGCTTCTTCGTATTCTTTTTGGATAGCTTCTAATTCTTGCTCTATTGCCATTTCCTCTTTTCTTACTAGTTCTTCGTAAGTATCTCCATACAAGATAGATTGGCGTAACTGCTCATACATATTTTTTGTTATATCATCTTTATCTTTAACTTGGTAAATTTCATCATATTTTTCTTCATAATAAGTTCTTAATACTTCCATTTCAGACATTTCCAGCACTTGAGGTAGTGGGGTGTGAAAGGTTTTAGAATACCACCTACAAATTTTACGATAAAAATCATCCCAGCTTGGTTGTTCAACAGCTTTTAGAGCAAGGATTTGTAGTTTTTGTAAAGTTTCTGCATCCATAGATTATTTATTTTTTAGAGCATTTTATTTTTTAGAGCATTTAAAGCCTCTTCTGCTTGTTTTTTTAACGCCTCTTTTGCTTCATCTTCTTTTTGTTTTACAATTTCAAAAATAGCTGTAATTACATTAGCATCTTCTAATTCTAAACCATTATTAGAATTTTTCCACCAATCTGGTGCGTCTAAGATTTGTACAGATAATTTACCTAATATAAAAGCCTCTAGCTGAAGCATTGGCATAGCCTCTTGTGCGTTAGCTCCAAGTAATGCTCGTCTTTGAGCGTCAGCTTTAAACCAATCACCTCTTGTTAAGACAGTTTTAATTGTAAATTTACCACTATAAGGTTTACCTGTAGTTTCTCCAATTACGTTAATAGTAAAAACAGTAGTTGTTTCCATATTTTAACCCTCCAAATGTATAATACTATAAATAATATAAAAAATTCTTTACTTTTTTTAATAATTGTTGTATAAATAGTATAGGAGGTATCAATGAAGCAAATTTTAATCAAAAAAAATCCAGATATTAAAGAAATAGCAGGTAGTAATGTCAATATTTGTAATAAAAATAAAAAAGTTGTAATAGATGGTATCGCTCTGATATATATCAGAATACCACTTAAGATAGAAGTATTAAATGGCGGTAAGTTTGAATTAAACATTAGATTACACAAAAATCTTATACAAAAAGGTGTATTTCTAATTGGCGCATACTATGAAAATGACGAAGTAACAGCTCTTTTCACCACATTTGATGGCCATAAAGTTATTATAGAGCCAAACGAACCTATCCTTATTGGCACTCTAATAGAGCCAATAGTCTATAGACAAATTGATGATGAAGTAGTTGGTGGGTTTACAGTTGTCAAATCTCAAGATTCAACATTAAAATTAGAAGAAAAACCTAAAAACAAACGAAAAACTAAAAAACCTAAGAATTAGAATTATTTGATGGAGATTCTAGTTCTAAAGATTTATTATTAAAATCTAATTTGGCTTTATGTATTCTTCGAATTAAGTAAAAGATAGTTGCAATAACCCATACTACAATAGTTACAATGGTAGGAATTAAAAAATTTGGTTTAAAATGTAAGCCAATAACCGAAGCAATCATAACAATAAAACTAATATAAGCAAACCACATTGTGATAGATATTTTGTTTTGAATTACAGCTTGAAAAAATGGTAAATCTAAACCTTTTTCAGACCAAGATTTGACAAACTCTTTAATTTTAGATAACATAATTTATTTTTTTATAAGTGCTAAAAGCCACATTAAAAAACCAATAATCGTAGAAATACCGCCAATAATCCTAGTATAACTTATAAACTTTTGTAACATTTTATCTCTTAATTTAAATTCTTCTTCTAAAATTTGTAACCTTTTATCAAAATGTGATTTATCATTATCTCGGATTTGTAATAGTTTCTCATTTGCTTCTTCTAGTCGTTTAACTCCTGCAATGTGAATTTGTAATTGATAATTATACTCATTTAATCTTTCATTGATATTGTGAAGCTGTTGATACGCTACTTGGTCTTGCTCTACGTGCATATCAAAAAGCGAAGTTTGTGTGGCAAGTTTTATAGAAATATCATTTAAAGTTTTTGCTTGGTTAATTTGTAAATCCTGCAATGACTCCAAAGTAAGCGAAATTTTTTTAATTTGGTCATTGATGTTTTCTAAATTTTCATATACTTTTTCTAAATCTATATCTTTATCCATAAAACGTTGCCCTACACAACATGTAAGATTAGGATATTATTATACAATTAAAAAATAATTAAATCAAGTAAAATTATAAATACTTGAAATTATTATATTTTTAATTTATAAAAAAAAGCTTGCACTACATTAGTAGCTATGTTATTCTGTAATTGTAAGGGCAATAACAACCAATAAAAATAGGAGGTGCAACATGAGCGTCGCACGAAAATTAAAACTAATACCAAACGTAGTAGAAAGAAAAAAGGTAAAACCGCTAGATGAAAGAGCTGACGTACACGTTACTCAAGGGTTAAATCCAATGGCGGAATACTTAGATAAGGATAAGCCTTATAAAATTATTATTGATTTTATAAAGCCTTATAACGAAAGTGAAATACCAGATTTACAAGTAGTTTGTCTTTGCGAAGACCAATTTACTGTGGATGAGATTATTGACGACCATATAGCGATTTTATACCAAAATCAGCGCTATAAAGGTTGGGAAGTGAATGCGACCATACTTCATAAGAGGTCTGAAATACAAAAATTAAAACTTCATAATATTAGAGATACACTAATAAAAAACCGAACGCTCAACTAAGAGGAGGCAACCATGTACACCTTAGAATACACAACTAAAAAAGTAAGCAAAAAACGTAGAGAAAAAGCAGAACGTATAGTAAACTACCTCATTGAACATAAAAATAAGATTGAGCAGTACTATACAAATCTGCCTGACGAAAAACTCTTACAAAAAAAGAAAGGACTTGAAGCGGCAATTAAGTGGTCAAAAAAATATCCGCTTGCACCAGTAAATAGAATTATACTTATTAAATCTACTTTAATGTTTGCAGCGGCTTGGAATAAAACTTCTAAAGAGGTAGAGCAAAACGGTCGGAGCCAATTTATTTGGAAATACTTAGGTATGTCAGATGAAGAGGTGGCCGACTTTAAAGCTCAATTATTAACATTATATCAGGACGTAGCGTAAAGCTACGTCCTTTTAAAAGGAGGACAAATGCGGACACAAAAAGCAAAAAACCAACTTGCAGAAGTAATATGTCTTGAGTGTTATAAGCTTAAGCATATTCATAAAATACAGAATGGTAAATGTAAATATTGCGTTCAGAAATTAAAACAACAACAAAATCAACAACAACAACCATCAGCTACACAAAAACAAGCTGATAATTTATTGGAGTGGTTTTATTTTTATGACACGTCGCATCATAATAAATAGTAGTACTGTACATCAAATTAAGGACCTTAGTGGTATAGTATTTAGAGATACCTATGGATTTGGCAATTTAGATAATGGCGAAATCCAAGCGTATCTCATACTAAAAGGGTTGGAATTATATTTACTAAAACACAACATTGAGCCGCCATTTGAAGTACACTTTGACGAAATAAAGGTGAAAAAATGAGCAAAAATTATAAAGTTGTAATATATTATGAAAATGATGTACTATTTAAAACAGAAAAAAAGGAGTTTGAAAACATGGATGTTTTTGAAGCGAAATTAAAATTTAAAAAGGACTATCCTTTTTATAAAATAATTTCGATTCAAACTTATCCTATAGGAGTAAAAAATGAAGGGGAAGAAAATAACAGTCATTGAATTTGGCTACATTTGTAAATATAAATTACAAAAGACAAGCCCTGAGTGGATAGATACTGGCACTACATTTAGTAGTATCCACGAAGCATTAGCGTACTTAAAACACAAGAATATACGGCCAGAAAAAATACACATACAAAAATTAAAAGCTAAAGTACAACCATTGGATGTGAAAAATGCGAAACAAAAAAGCTAAACTTAAACCACTAAATCCAATTGAATGGCATAAATTTGTCATCAATTTAACCCAACGCGCCAAAAACGCTACCCCAGAAGGTAGTGCTACCTATAGACTTTTTGAAGAACAAGAAAAACGCCTAACTAAAGAATTAGAAAAACTAATCTCTAAGAAAAAATAAACACTACATTCAGTTACCATTATAATGGAAACTGAAACCGATTTTAATTACTATTGTAATAGGAACTAAAATATTAGTTATCAGTTAAATTAGCAGCATCAGCTCTTTCGTTTTCACCGCCTGCTTCAATAGTACTTTCGTCAGAACCAAGAAGCCCAATTATATCTATTGATACATCAGAAACTCCTTGTGCGGCTACACCTGATGCCCAACCAAGAACACGGCAGCCAACGGCTCTAAAAATAACTTTCCCTGTCTGCCTATCAATTACATCAACTGAAAAGTCTTCTTCATCTAGTAAGTCTTTTAAATGTGTGGCGTTTGCTATAATATATGGTCCTTTATCTACAACTCTAAGACCTGTAAGTCTCATTTGTACTGGGTCTTGGCCAGTTGGTACAATCTCAGCTGGACTACTACGACCCAATATATAAACTGGTTGTTTTGACTGCCTAATAGACCAACTACAGTTAGCAAATAATCCTACCGCTTTACCATTGATTAAAAGTTTTGCCCGATGACCCGTTAAGGTTTGTGCTTTAGCCATTATTTATCCTCCTTATTAACCTTGTTGTACTTCACTAATAGTTAATTGAATTGGTACAAAGTAAATTAAACCTGCAAGTTTAATCTCAACTGAGATTGAAAGCACTCCACCTCTAATTTGAGCAGTAGCATTTTTATACCCACGAGGAGCACCATCATCAGAGGCGGTAATCCATCTTAAACGATAGAAATTGAATAACTCACTTTCAAGTAAGCTAAGAGCGGCTTGTCTTGAAATCTCAGCTACTGACTTACCAACTACTAGTTTATCAAATCTATCAATTAAAGTTAGAGTAATTAAATCCGCAATATAAACCGCAGTTAATGAATTATAAACAAAGTTGTTATCAAATCCGTAAGTAGATTGGTCAGAAATCCATCTAAAACCACCTGTAGGTACTTTCTCCATGAATAATAGACCAGCTTTTAGAGCATCTTCAGTGTCGCCCGGATTGTTTTGGTCAAAATCATTAAATGGAGTCATTACACCACTCACATTTGCAAACTTCTTAACAATACCTCTATATCCAGCTGAAGCAAGCATACCAGCTGCAATAATAGAAGCCATAAATGGTTGGTATTTTTTAATAACTCCTTCAGCACTAACATTTAATACATCTTGGAAGCAAAGCGCAATTCTAGATGAAGCAAGCTCACCTGCTGCTTCTTTAACATCTATGTAAGAAGCTCGTTTAGAGCAAAAAGCTTGGCGGTTTTTACGCATTTTAACTGCGCTCATTTTAAGTACATGAGCTTTTACATAAGCATTGATAGCATCAATAGTGTAAGTTGAACTAGACTCAGTTTCTCCTTGAACTATATCTAGTGAAGCATCTTGAGAGAATAGCGGTACTATAAAGTTAGTATCTAGTTTCTCTAAGGCATCAATTGATTGAGTAATATCAGCAGTAGTAGTACCATTTTTAGCACCACCACTTAAGAAAATAGCATTACTCATTGCCTCTGGAAGACCAGCATTTGCTCTACTTTGAGGTTGAACTAAAGTAGAACCTAAGTTATTTTGATACCATATAACAGCATCTCTTTTGAGTCTTGCAGGTTTGTAATTATTAGCACTGCTAGCGCCAAAAGTACCTCTATCTAAGTCAGCTGGAGAAATAGATTGGAAACGGCTAGAAGTTACTTGTGCGCTCCAATTAGGTTGAGATGAAATGTAATCTGCTACATCTTTTAAAGTTTTAAATTGACTAAATGGGATAGTAAATTGTACTACAGATGAAATTAAACCTTCAATTTTATCTGCATATATTTTAATTTGAGCATTATCTTGAGAGCATCCTATAGCAAGTACAATTTCACCACCTGATTTAATTTTTTCAGATTGGTTATTTTGTGAATAAACCATCTCATTTACTAACTCAGATGCGCTATATTTAATAGAATTGCTTAAGTTAGCATCTAAAGTAGTATCCTTATTTCTAAAAATTTGAGAAACATTTCCTTCAATTGCAATAGACTTACCTAATCCATTTTTAACTTTAGAAAGAACTTGGATTGGTTGGTTAGTTATATCAATAGGTCCAACTACGTTAGTAGAACCTGTAGTAGTACCAGAACTACCCTCAGAAATACGAGTTGCAGAAATAGTATTAGAAGTAGCATTTGTAACTAAATAAAACCCAGTATTTATATTACAGAATGTGCTTGGTATTACTAAATAATCACCAGTTTTTGGTATTGCACTCCAATTTTTAGCAGTAGGAGCTTGGATTACGATATTAGAACCATCGTTTAAAGTAGAATTGTAAGTACCATCTACACCTACGAAAGTACCTCTATCATCACCTGAAATGTTTTTAATTTCAATTGGTGAAAAGAGTATGAGGTCTGAAAGGTCTGGATTAGTAGTACCAGAGACTGCTACTACTGAACCTGCGCTAATTCTTTTTAAAGTAATACTTGCAAGAGTAGGAGTATTTATAACAGCAGTAACTACATAAGAACCGACATTGGCTAAGCCTGCACCAGAAATTGCAGAGTCTTGAGCAGCACCATAATCACCATTTGCAGGTATAACAGCAGAATCACCAACTTGTGGTGATTGAGCCCATAGTTGACCGGGTTGTAATGTTACAACTAATGTATCAGAAGATGAAGCTACAGCGTTAATGGAAATACCAGTTACAGGTATAACGTTTTTAAGGTTACCGCCTTTTGCTAATATGCCCTTATGTGTATCCTCAATTAACGAAATGAAGTTTGGACCACTTGTTTTTGGAGAAAGTGAAATAGATTTTTTGCTTTCACCGTTTATACGAATGTCAAAGTTAATGTTACCAGAAAGTTGTGGAGTATAAGCAAATTGACCTGTAGTAGGTGCAATTTCTGCTACATTGTCAAAAGATTGATATTTAATTAAGTTACCGCTTGCACCTGCTCTATTAGCTTTTAAATTAGTATATAAACTATCAATGTAGCTTCTAATAACGCTAGAAGTTGCAAAGCTAGATTTATTTGTTTTAATAAGTCTAATTAAACTTGGAGCACCAACGATATTGTTGTCGTTAGAAGCAGCAATAACAGCTCTAAAAGCATCTACCAACCTACCAGATTTATATTTAGCTAAAACCGCTCCATATTGTTCAGGTGTAAACGCTACTAAATCTAAATTCGGTTCGTCTTGGAAACCAATACCCTCATCTGCTTCGCCTATTAAAGTAATGACTCCAGCAGTGGCTATATTGCCTTGTCCTGATTGTACTTTAGTACTAACATACGTGCCCGGATTTATTAGTGTTATTCCATCGTTAGTGGTATAAGCTTGTGCCATAGTTACTCCTTACTCCTCTTATTATAAAGATTAGGTGATACCAAAATCTTTTAAACCTTCATCAAATTTTTTACTCTCTAAATAACCTTTAGCTTTAAAGTGAATATACAAGGCATGTTTTAACATATCTTGTAAATTATATTTTACTTTAGTAATCGCCCACCACTCTTCAAATGTTATAGATGGAGATTGTAATTTTGGCGCTGATGTTACTACTGCCTCTTCTTTTTGCTCTCCAACTATAATAGGTTTTGGTAGTTGTTCTTTTTTCTTAGCCATTTATTTTTTAGGTTTATAAAATTTAGGTTTATAATCTTCTTTTAAAGCTTCTTTAATCTCAGCTTTAGACCATTTCTCAGGATATACACCTCTTGATACACATACTGCATGAGGATTATCTACATCAGGACTATTTTCTTTTACGTGCTCTACACATCTATCGTGTTTTGTACGACCACTTTTATCTTTTTTTTCTATTTTTTTATCGCATTTTTGGCCGCATTTTTCTATTTTTTGTTTATGCTGAGATTTTAAAAGAGAGTCTGCTATCTTTACGAATTGCTCAAAAACATCTTTTTCATTTTTATTAGTAGCTGTAACTCCTAATTTTTCTACAATATATGGGTGATTATGTAAGTCAGGGTGTTTTTTCAAAGCTTCCCTAACACTAGGGTCCTTATCATTAGCTAATTTTTCTGCAAGGTGTGGTGCATGAGTAAATAGTTGTGGGTGAGAAGCTATTTTTTTACGCACTTCTGCATCACCTTTATTTACAGCCTCTTCTGCAAGTTGTGGATTTTTATCAAATAATTGTGGGTGGAATATGAAATTCCCAAAACTTATCATTTTAACTAAGTCTTCATTTTTAGCCATAAGTTTATGACCTTCTTTTTGTTCAGCTTCTTTATTTTCTTTAAAATGTCTTTCAACTGCGTCCTCTACTTCTTCCCCAAGTCTTGCATCCGCTTCTTTATCAGGATTTTTTTCGTCTTTATTTATTTTATTACGATTTAAGAATTTTTCCCTAAAAAGTTTTTGAGGTGTAACGGGGCAGACTTTTTCTAGTGCGCTTTTAATTAACTCGTGGTTTTTTTCATCTTCCATTGCTTTTAAAAGTATTTTTGCATTTAAAAGTAAATTACTTAAATCATTATTGTCCATAACGTTACCCCTCTTTGTAATGATAAGATTAGGATTAGCTTCAGTTTTGTTAGTATTGTCCATACCAAATGCTTGTTTTAAATTTTGTTTATAAAAATCTAACTTTTGACTTAAACTCCAATTAGCTCCTTGTTCTATTTCTTTAGCAGCTTGAGGGTTAATTTTAGGTGGTTTTTGTACATTAGAAGGATTATAAGGGTTAAATTCGTCTTTTCTATACTTTTCTTTTGCCTTGCGCTCAAATTCATTTAAATGTTGGACTTCTTTTTCTGTAAAAACACGTGGCGGCAACCTCCTACCTGTCTGAATTTGGTGCATTTCTTTTATCGCAGCTAGAGCGGCTTCTTTGTCTGAATTAAATTTTCCAATCATTTTACCTGTCATACGCAATTCATATTCACCTAAATTTTCGGGTCGGTGTATAATAGATATGTATAAATCTTTAAATTTTGGGTGTACCCAACTATTAGCTAATACCTTCCCACCTTGATAATATTGGTGCTTAGACTCTCGTCTCCAACCTTTAGAGCTAAATATATCATCAATTATTTTATAAGGGTCTTCTTGATTATTTATATTTACATTTCCCATATAACCTTTTTTTAAGATTAGGATTTAAAAATTTAAAGTCTTTAAATTCATCATTTGGTTGACAATTAGCTACTTTAG